GCTCGGCTGACGAAACCGTGCAGGCCGACTCGACGAAGGTCATGACGCTGACGATGATCGACAAGGCAGTGGAGGCGGCCAAGGTCGCAACCCCGCTCATTCGTCCGATCAACATCAACGGCGGCAAACACTTCGTGGCGTTCCTGCATCCGTATCAGGTCACGGATCTGCGCACGACCACGAGCACGGGCCAGTGGTTGGATATCCAGAAGGCGGCGATGACCGGCGGCAAAGTCTCGGAGAACCCGATCTTTACGGGCGCTCTCGGGATGTATAACGGCGTCATCCTTCACGAGGCAACTCGCGTCACCTATGGCGTTCACTCGACCACCGGCGCTGCTCAGACGAGCACACGTCGCGCGGTTCTGTGTGGCGCTCAGGCCGGCGTCATGGGATTTGGCCAGGGGCATTCCTTCAAGGAATACGACTGGTACGAGGAACTGTTCGACTACGGAAACCAGCTCGGCGTGAAGGCGGGGTGCATCGGCGGTCTCAAGAAATCGATCTACAATTCGGTCGATTTCGGAACGATCACCATGACCAGCTACGCCGTCGCGCACTGATATAGGGGATCACATCCAATGGCTACTCCTGCAACTGATCTCCGCTTGCCTGCGGTGCACTTCCTGCGAACGTCGGTGACGTTCTCGGACAATGGCACGGCAAAAACGATCGGCGTCGTTCCTGCTGGTTCCTTGATCCTCAAGGCGCTGTCCGGTCTCCACGTGACGACCGTTTTCAATGCCGGCACGAACAACTTCATCGACATGGGAACGTCTGGCACTGCGGATCTGTTCGGCACGGATCTGTCGGGGCTCGCTACGACGTTCGTCCCGCTCGATGAGGCTGTCGGGACGTACTACTGCGCGGCCGACACGACGTTGACGGTAACTGTGGGGCTGACCGGAACGGCGGCCACTACTGGCGCCGCCATAGCGCTTATCTGCTATGTTCCGAACCCGGCTCTCTACGCCTGATGTCCACGCTGGGCATTCTCAAAACACGCATCGCGGATGAAATCGTCCGCGATGACCTCTCGTCTCAGATCGGGAACGCCATCACAACGGCGATCTCGCTCTGGGCGAGCACGCGCTTTGTCTTCAACGAAAAGCGCTATGCGCTCACCACAGTGGTGAGCCAGGAATACTACCCGATGTCGTCGCTGACGAACACGGACGGCAGCGCCATTGCGACCGGCGAAACCCTGCTCGAAATCGACAGCTTCACGCTGACCTACGGAACCGAGCCCTACACGCTCGATGATCGCACGCAGCAGTGGCTCGACCGTGAACAGTCCGCGACATTCACCGGGCAACCGAATTCCTACGGCATCTTCGCCGATCAGATCCGGCTATCGCCGATCCCGGCCGGAGCCTATGCCTGCAAGATCTCCGGGCTTGCCGAGTTGGGCGCGCTCACGAGCGACAACGACAGCAACGCATGGATGACGAGTGGGGAGGCTCTGATCCGGGCACAAGCCAAGGCCCTGCTTTACCGGGACGTGATCCGGGACATGGATGGGGTTGCCATCGCCAAGGATGCGCTTGGCGAAGCGCTCGAGCCCCTGATGCGGCGACGGGCCGCTAAGGTGCAGATCGGGCGCATAGCGCCGTGGGTGCTCTGATGCCAGACACCATCCCGTTCAACGAGTGGACGCCGGATCTTCCCAGCCGCAAAAACGGGGCGATGGAAGCCAAAGGCGTGGTCTCGATCGCCGGCCACTACGCCCCGTTCAAGTCGATGTCGGACTATAGCGGGTCGGCGGCGGCGACGGCGGGTGTCTGCCTGGGTCTGAAGGGCGTGTATGACGGTTCTGGGGATGGCCAGATATTCTGCGGCGATGCCACCAAACTATACAAGTTGGTATCGCGTGCAGCCACGGACATCAGCAAGGTTGGCGGATACAGCGTTTCCACGGGCGATTGGTGGCAGTTCGAGCAGTTTGGCAGCTACGTGGTCGCCGTGGCGCGCTCGACGGCACCGCAAGTCTACCAGATAGGCGTTTCGAGCGTGTTCGCGAACCTTGGCGGCTCTCCGCCGCAAGCAACCAGCGTTGCCCGGATCAACGACTTCCTGATGATGGGCAAGGATTTCACGGTTCACTGGTCTGCGTTCAACAACATCACCGACTGGACGCCATCAGCCACGACCCAGGCGGGCAATCAGCTTCTCGACCAGGCGCAAGGCAAGATCCAGTGCATCGTTCCGGGTGAATACGCGGCGATCTTCCAGGAGCGCGCAATTCGCAGGGCCATCTACGTCGGCCCGCCCGTGATATGGGATTTTGGACAGGATGCCGTAGAGACGAAGCGCGGTGCGATCGGTCCCAACGCCTTCGCCAAGTTCGGCGGCTCTATATTCTTCGTCGCAGATGATGGGTTCTACGTGTTCGACGGTAACTCGAGCACGGGCATCGGATCTGGCAAGGTGGACGACTACTTTCAACGCCGGCTCAACTACGGATATCGCCATCGGGTGCAAGTCGGCATCGACACCATCAATAAATTCGTGGTGTTCGGCTTTCCGGCCGGCTCATCGACGACGATTTCTGAGCTTCTGATCTACTCATTGACCGATGGCCGGTGGACGCATGACGAAGTGTCGATGGAAGTGCTCACGGATATGCCGGTGGAAGCGCTGACCGTTGACAATTTCCAGATTTACGAACCGGCAGACGATCTCGACGTGTCGACGCTCGACGCGATCAACATCGACAGCAACGTGTTCGACGAAAAGCGCCGGCTGTTGGCTGGCGTGGCGTCGACAACGCATCGCATCGGCACATTCACAGGAGCCAACCGGCAAGCGATCGTCGAAACGGGCGAATTCGAGCCGATGGCAGGTAAGCGGGCGCTTGTGACGGAGCTTTGGCCCGTGGGTGATTTCGAGGCCAGCAACATTTCCGCCTCGATCGGCTATCGGCGAGCGCTTCCGGGTGCGTCGGTTGCCTACACCCAAGCGACAGCGATGAACCGGGCAGGGTTCTGCCCCCAGCGCATGGATGCGCGGTTTCTCAGGGCTCGCGTGCAGGTGGCCGCCGGCGCCAGTTGGACACGACTTGAGGGCGTGCACCATACCAGCGCGATCACGGGGGGGCGCTGATGTCCGGCAACATCTGGCCATCGCCAACGGGCGCGGGCGCAAACCAGCTTTACGAGTTCTGCAAGCGGCTGGCGTTCCTGCTCACGCAAGAGAAATACAAGGACTACACCGCGCGCTCGATCACGCTCACGGCTGGAACGACGACCAGCGTTGCATGGACCGGCATGAGCGCCGATCACCGCGTCTTGATCACGCCAACCAGTTCCGCCGCAGCCGCATTGAGCCCCTATGTTTCAGCCCGAACCGCAGGAACCGGATTCACGCTTACCCATGGCGCAGCAGCCGGGACCGAAACTTTCGACTGCATCATCATCCGCTAGGCTGATCCCGGTCCCTGCACCGCGCGTCGGTCTGGTGTGGCCGTATCTGGTGGGGTTCGTCGACGACGCGGTGAGGGCAACGGCCAGCGTGCAAAGCGTCGAGCGCATACGGGAGAAGATCGACGCTCGCGATATGCAGCTATGGGCGATCCGGGTGGATGGGAAGACGGCGGGCGCGGTGGTGACGGAGATCTACGACACGGCAGCGGGAAAAACCTGCGGTGTTCCTTATCTCGGCGGCGTTGGAATGAATGACTGGCTGCACCTTCTCGATCAGATCGAGGCATGGGCCAAGGCCAACGGGTGCGTCAGGTCTGAAAGTGTCTGCCGCCCCGGTTGGGAGCGGGTTCTAAAGCGTTTCGGTTGGGAAAAGATCACGATCACGGTGGCCAAAGCGCTATGACGACTTCCAAGACCACGCAAAGCGAAAACAAGACCCAGAAGACCGACCCATGGGCACCGGCAATGCCGAGTGTCGAGCGGGGTTTGTCGGCAGCAAACGACGTTTTCACCCAACGCCAAGGCCAACAGTTCTTCCCAGGCCAGACCTACGCCAACTTCGCCCCTGAAACCGAGCAGGCGTTGACGGGCATGACGCAGCGTGCCCAGGACGGCTCACCGCTGGTCCGCGGCGCCCAGGGCATGATCGGCGACACGCTCAACGGCAACTATCTCAGTTCGGGCAACCCGTACTTTTCGCAGATGTCGGATCGGATCACGTCTGAGGTGCTGCCGTCTATCACCTCGCAATGGGCCAAGGCTGGCCGCGGCACGGGCAACGGGCAAGTGGTCGAAGCGGCATCGCGCGGGCTCGGCGATTCGATCGGACAGCTCGCGTATCAGAACTACGGCCAGGAGCGGTCCAACCAGATGCAGGCGGCCAACATGGCGCCGACACTGGCCAATCAGGATTATGCGGACTATGAGCGCATGCTCGGCGTCGGGCAGATGCGCCAGGACCAGACCCAACGCGGCATCGACGAACAGCGGCAGCGGTATCAATTCGAACAGGACCGCGGGGCGAATGCGTTGCGCGAGTTCCAAGGCTTCACGAACCCCGTTGCGCAGTTGGGGCAGACCTCGACCAGCCAGGGCACGACGACCAGCCAGCAACAGCAGAGCCCGGTTCAGACGGCGATAGGCGCGGGGCTGATGGGGGCGAGCCTGTTTGGCGGCACGGGTCCAATGGCGGGGATGATGGGTGGTGCCGGGCCAATGGCGGGGCTTATGAAGGGGTTTGGACAACAAGCGGCGCCAAGCGTGATGCCTAACCGATACGCCAGCCTCGGCGGCGCTTACGGCGGCGGGTTCTGATGGCTCTGTCATCCCCCTACATCGACGCGATCAAAAAGTTTGAGGGGTACACGCCGCGAGCGTCCTGGGACTATCGTCAGCATTCCATTGGGTACGGAACCAAGGCTCGGTTTCCCGGCGAGACCATCGACAAGACCGAAGCGGATCGTCGGCTTAACGACGAGTTGGCGGCAGCTAAAACGCAAGTTCAGCGCCTCGGCGTTCCAATGTCTCCCGGTCAGGAAGCGGCTCTGACCAGCTTAACCTACAACGCTGGCCCAAAGTGGATGGGTTCCGGGCTTGGCGCGGCGGTCAGGTCCGGCGACTGGCAAACAGCCGGCCAGAAGTTCCTCGAATACAACAAGGCAGGCGGCGCAGTGTTGCCCGGCCTTCAAAGCCGCCGCGCGCAAGAAGCGCAATGGTTGAGCGGTGGCGAGCCGGGATCGACACCGCAACCCCCGATGATGCTCGGCGGTCCCAAAGACGCCCCCACAGGAGGCCAGCCCATGGCGCTATACGACCCGCAGAACCAAGGCTTCAGCCTCGACAATTGGGTGTCGTCGCCATTGTTCCAGATGGGAGCAGGCGTGCTCGGCGCTCCCAACATCGGGCAAGGTCTGATGCAGGGTTCGCAGGCGGCGAGCAACTTTGCGACGGCGCGGCAGAAGCAGCAGCGCGAGAATGAGTTGTTCCCGCTGCAAAAGCAGTTGTTGGCATCGCAGGTGCAGAGCGCAAACGACCCGCTCAAGCGGGAATTGCTGCAAGCCCAGGTCAACAAGGCCAACGAACCGGCGACCAGCGACGACATCAGAGAATTCCAGTTCGCCAAGAAGGACGGATTTGCAGGCGGGTTTGCCGACTGGATGAAGCAGAAGCGCGAGATGAACGGCCAGACGGCGCAGCAAGTCACATGGGGCACCGACGCACAGGGCAACTATGTGGCGATGCAGGCCAGCCGCGACGGCAAGCTGGTTCAGTCTCAGTTGCCGCAAGGCGTGGTGCCGGTCCCGGCCGAAGTGCTGGCCTACCGCAAGACCCAGGCGAACCAGCAAGGCGAGGCAAGCGGCAAGGCGCGGGCCAACCTGCCGGTGGTCGAGACGAATGCGAAGCTGATGAAGGATGCGCTCGATGCCGTCGAGAACGACCCTTACCTGCCGACCATGACCGGGTTTGCGGCCAACTACCGGCCAAACCTCAGCAAGGAAGCTGTCGCATCCCAAGCCCGTATCGATCAGGTGCAAGGCAAGGCGTTTCTGCAAGCTTTCGAAGGTTTGCGCGGCAGCGGCGCGATTACCGAGGCAGAAGGCGCCAAGGCAACGGCATCCATCTCGCGTCTGCAAGCGATGGCGGTTGGAACCGACGAATACAAGCGAGCGCTCAACGACGTTCGGAAGGAAATCGACGCGCTGGTGTCGCTTGCACGGCAGAAGGCATCAGCACCAGAACCGTCCTACACGGTCAGGCCACCTGCACAGCAGGGACAGCCCCAAGCTCAGCCACAGCAGCCTGTTGACCTCGGCAACGGCATCAAAATTCGCAGGCTCGACTAATGGCCAAATAC